AATGCAATTAGATATAAAACATTCACAATTAAAAGAATTTATTTTTACAAAGTTAGGTAATGATAAACAACAAACAAACTGATTATATGAAACCGTGCATAAGTTGTAATGATTACTTTTATGCAAGGTGGTCAGATATTTGCAATAGGTGTACAAGATGACTAGTACAGTTGAATACATACTTATGTGCGAACAATGTTATGAGATTTTTTACGACAAAGACGCAACCAAGATAATTTGCGAAATATGTGAAAATGAAAATTAAAGATATAGACCACGTAAACTTATGTTGTGAGTGTATTTTGCATTGCAATTGTTATGATGACTGGGATAGCGAATTTGAAGAAGAATAAATGATTACTTTACCGGAAACACACGGATCACGTGTAGTGAAGTTTATAGAAAAGTTTTGTGTTCACGGAGAGGGCGACTTTTACGGCGAACCAGTAAGACTTGATGATTGGCAAAAAGCAATTATTTATGAATTATACGAATTAAATAATAAAGGACAAAGAAAATACAGAGAAGCACTAATTGGCACTCCAAAAGGAAACGGCAAAACTGCCATTGTTTCAATGATTGGACTCTACGAACTTCTCGGTACAAATGTGACTTCGCCACTTGTAGCCGTTGCAGCTGCTTCATTTGAACAGGCAAATCTTTGTTTTGGAAATATGCGTACAGTTTGCGAACAAAGTCCATATTTAAGAGATATGGTTGAAACTTATGAAAACGTAATACAAGTTAAAAATGGAAGTGGTCGAGCCTTTAGAGTTGCTGCAAAAGCAGGTACAGCTGATGGGGGACGAAATAGTTGTTTTATAGCTGATGAAATACACGAATGGAATAATATCAACTTAGAGCGTGTTCATTATGTTTTGGCTAATAACACAGCAAAGCGAAAAGACGGTTTAGTGTTAAATATTACAACAGCAGGACACGATTTAGATTCAATGGCAGGTCGTATGTATCAAAGAGGATTATTAAAAGAAGCAGGAAAACAAAAAGACGAAGAATTTTATTTTAAATGGATTGGTGCAGGGGAAAGAGATAATCCAAAAGACGAAAAAGTTTGGTTAAAAGTAAACCCGGCAATACAAAACGATTGGTGGCCAGTTGAAAACCTAAGACGTAGAATAAAATCATTACCAATAAATGAATTTCAACGTTATCACTTAAATCAATGGACTAGAACAGATCAAGAAAGTTGGATTGAAGTAGAGCAATGGTTGGCGTGTGAAGATACAGAATTAACATTAAGTCCAGACCGTCCTTTATTTGTTGGTATTGATATGGCTTTAAGACACGATAGTGTTGCAATAGTTTATGGTCAAAAAGATGAAAATGACGTTATTTATGTAAAATCTAAAATATGGCTACCTAAAGATGAAAATTTTATGGATTATCAAGAGATTGAAGCATTTGTTGTTGATTTAATGACAAAGTATAGAGTTAAAGAAGTTGCTTATGATCCGGCGTTTTTTGAACGTTCAGCACAAGTGTTATTAGATAGAGGTGTTCCAATGGTCAACTTTCCACAGACACATTCAAGAATGATTCCAGCGTGTGGTAACGCATTTGACTTAATTTCTAATGCAAGAATAAGGCACGACGGCGATCCAACATTTACAGACCAAGTTATGTCGGCAGCACAAAGGGTAACCGATATGGGTTGGCGATTATCTAAAGGTAGGTCAAAAAGAAAGATTGATAGTTGTATTGCAATGGTAATTATGCTTGACCGTATAACTGCACCAGATCCTTTAGATGATGAACCAGAAGTTGCTATTATAAACTTATGATTAACTATATAACAACAATGCTAGAAGTAGTCGGTGCAGGTCTTATAATTTATGGTGTATATACATTAAATACATCACTTGCCTATATAGTGGCAGGTGCGTTTATTATATTAGGAAGTTATTTAACAATTAGATGAGTTTATTTAAAAAACTAGAAAACAGAGACGCTTCATTAGGAAACCTAACCGATTTGTTGGCACTCCGTGACGGTGGTTTGCAAAACTACACAGGCGAAAAAGTAAACGAAACTTCGGCACTAGGTATATCAGCAGTCTTTTCAGCTATATCACTTATTGCAGATAGTATTGCATTACTACCCCTAAAAACACTTCGTTATGATAGCGCAAAAACTATTTTTACAGATAAACCAAAGTTTTTAGAAAAACCAAATTCAAACCAAACAATGTTTCAAGTAATCCACGAAATCATTACATCTATGGCAATGCACGGAAATGCGTTTGTACTTGTTGACAAAGATAGACAAGGGCGACCAATAGCAATGACACCAGTACACCCAGAAAAAGTAAAAGTGGAAATGGAAAATGGTCAAAAGGTTTTTATGCTTATGGGCAACAAAGGTAAGTTTGAAAGAAAGATTACACAAAACAATATGCTTCAATTTATTTGGTATTCATATCCCGGACAACTTGTTGGAATAAGTCCTTTAAGAACACAATCAAATACTTATGGATTAGCTTTAGCAATGGAAAGACATATTGCACAGTTTTATGGTCAAGGTGGTACACCAAGCAGCGTTTTGGAAACAGATAGAGATTTGACAGCAGAACAAGCTTCAGTATTAAAAGAAACTTGGATTGGTACACATAACCGAAATAGAAAACCGGCAGTTCTTACAGGTGGTTTAAAATGGAAAGCAATAAGTGCTTCGGCAGGGGACGAGCTTATAAAAGCACGTGAACAAATTGTAAATGAAATTGCAAGGGTATTCAGAGTTCCGGCACATTTATTGCTATCTAAAGACGGATCAAACGTATATTCAAATATTGAAAGTAATGGACTTGCATTTGTAAGGCATACATTACTTCCGTGGATTAGACGCATAGAGGACGGTTTTTCAACACTTATACCGGGTAAACAGTTTGTTAGATTAGATACAGACGAATATGCACGTGGCGACCAACTTAGTAGGGTTAGAGGTTTTCAAGTTGCAATTAGTTCTGGTGTAATGACACCAAATGAAGCAAGGTCGAAAATGGATTTAGAACCCTATGAGGGTGGCGACAAGTTTTATATTGGTTTACAAGGTGGGTTAATTGATCCACTTGCAACACCACAAGGTATAGACCAACACGATCCGACAAACGAAATACCAGAGTAATGCCATATTCAATAATTCATAGCCACCCAGATTGTCCTAAAGAAAGTGGCGAAACAGGTGCAGAACAAATAGGTGGACACGCTGTTGTTAAAGATGATGACAATACATTAATGGGTTGTCATAAAACACATAAATCAGCAATGGAACAAATTACTGCAATAAATATTTCAGAGGCAGAACAAAATGAATTAGAACCAAGAAAAATCTATACAACTAAAAAAACAAAACCAAAAGCAAAACCAAAAAAAATGAAAGGGTATAGATTGCAAAAAGAATTTGATAGTGTAGTTGCTATATCACAAACAATAGACACACAAAAACGTAACACTATTCTTAAAGAAATGGAAAAATTAACAGAAAATAGAAGTTTTACTTTTTCAGCAGTTGAAGAACGCAATGATGACAACACAGATACTTTATTATTTACAGGTTACGCGTCAGTATTCAACAAGCCGTATGGAGTAAGAGACAACAAGGGCGTATATGACGAAACTATAAGTCCGGGTGCTTTTAAGAAAACCTTACAAGAACAAGACGATGTAAGATTTTTAGTGAATCACGACGGTATTCCATTAGCAAGAACTTCAAGTGGAACATTAGAATTAGAAGAAGATCAATATGGCTTATTTGTTAGGGCTGAATTAGATCCAACAAACCCAAAAGTTGCAGAAGTAGCAAGTGCAATGAAGCGTGGCGACTTAAACGAAATGTCATTTGCCTTTGCAGCAGTACGTGATGAATTTAATCAACAAGGAGATGAACGGTTTGTATCAGAAGCAAGACTATTTGATGTTTCAGTTGTAACATACCCGGCAAATCCTTGGGCAGGTGCAAAGTTACGTGGAATAGATATAGAAGTTTTACATAAAAGTTTGGCTGAAGCTAGAAATGGCGACCAAGCCACAGAAGTATTAGAAAGTTTTATTAGCAAAGTAACTGAACAAGTTAACACGGAAATAGATACGGAAACTGATAAAAAGCGAAGCAATCCAAAAGTAGAGTTGTTGAAAATGCAACTTGAAAGGGACGGTATTCGCAAACAGTCGTAACGCCGTGTCATAAGCCGTATATCACACTTAATTACACACCTTACGCAGAAGTATAAAAAACAATTACTAAGGATATTATGAAAAAATTAATTGAAGCTAGAGATAGTAAAGAAGCTGAACTTATTAATCTTGTTGAAGTTCTTGATACTTTAGATGTAAGCGCTGAGGGATTTAACGATAAATTCGATAGATCAAAAGCACTTCACATTGAAGTAAAAGACCTAAACGAAAAGATTGAAGAAGCAAGAGAAGCTACTGAAACTTTGAAAGCAGTCAAAGAAAGTCGAAATGACTTAGGTGTTGAAGATGAAGATTTAGGCGATAAAGAAGCCATAGTTGAAGTCAATGAACCCGCTCTTTATAGAAAAGAGGGCGCTCATAGCTTTATTAAGGACGCTTATTCATCACGTAAGGGCGATTATAACGCACAAGAACGTTTAAATTCACACCAAGAGTA